TGCAAAAGCCCTCGGATTTATCCGTAGGGATTATTTTACGCCGCAAAGCTTTCCCGCATCTGAAAACGGGGCCTTTCTCCCATTTTCGCGACAATCTTATTCGTCTGTCCCGATAAGGGGGCTTGCGGATTTGGAACATACCCATAGATAGGAGTACTGCGACTCTCTAAAAAACGTCCAATAAAACGAGGGAGGGTATATTTTCCTCCATGGAGCATTACGAAAAAAAATCGTTTTTTTCCGTCTCCATAACTAAATTCAATGGGAACCCCCGGCTCTTCAAGATTTTTAAATTCAAACTCTACAATGGTGCGCAGCCATTTTTCTTCTTTTTCGCTTCCTGGCTGTTTTCCGATAATCGGAAGCGTCTTGATGAAATCAATGTTATCTGCTATACTTTTTGTACGCATAGTTTAACCTTCTATGTTGTAATGAATGGTGGGAACCTTTCTTATAAGGTCAAAAGGTTCCCGCTTTTTTTAAACGACTGGATTTTCTCCAAATGCTACATATGTGATGGCATCACTGCTCGAACCGACAACGTCAGTACCGAGTGTTAATCCAATGATTCCTGCATTTACAGTTGGTACCGGATCTCCATTTTCATCACTTACGGGCACTATGTACCCTCCACTAACATAAACAGAATATCCTGACGCGGTGGTGTCCTCTAAAACAACAGTGGTAGAAGTCACGCTTTTTACCGATGCACCGACTAAATTTAACGTTGTCCCCGAAAGGTCATCCGCTATTCCGACAAGATTGACGGTATATCCGGCAATAATGGAAAATTGTCCGAGATAAGAAGCCGTTACGGTCGTATCTGCGCCTTTGCTGATTGCACTGATTGCAGGGCCTATGATTGCTCCCTGATTGAGAGGGGTTACACCATTCGAACTTGTATAAGACCCGTCCGAATAATCAAAATAAGAGCCGTCCGCCATCGATGAATTCCATGAATAGACGCCTCCGGAAGTCGAGTTGTAGATGTTGATCATCCCAACCGTAAATCCAATGCTAATATTTTCGGCAGCCGCACTCGAAGAGAAGCTACCCACTTTCATTTGAGCCATTTTTTTTCTCCTTAGCTATGGGTTGCCATTAAATTGTTCATGAATGCATCGTTAAGGATCCTAGCCACAAAGGGGTGTTGCCATCCCACACTTCCTCTTTGATGCAACGGATCGGCCGATCCTGCAGAACCGAGAGGTTCGATATAAAACTCCCCACTTTCAGATCGTAGATGGATCAATGCATAAGCTTCTTTTCCGACAATAAAATTGTTATAAACTGCTGGACTTGCGCTACTTACGCTTCCTATCGAGGTGTAAAGCCAGCGAACATTTTTTGTGGCTCCCCACTCCGCATCCAAGACGGTTCTTGGTGAAGAATAGTTGGAAGTGGCGATAAAATTGGATACCGCTTCCAAATCGTCCAATAGATCCGTATCGATATATCCCCAGAAAGCGGGTCGAATCGGTGCGGACGCAATGCCTGTTGAGGGATTAACCACCTCGGAAATCATCTGGGCATCATTGCTCAATAATGTTTGGACAACAGAGTCAATATCCTCCTGAGTGAGCTCAGTAGGAGTTTGACCGTTATTGCCGTTGCTGCATTGCGTGACGGAACTGGTGCTCGCCAAAACATCGCGGGTTATTTGATCCATTGTTTGAGCCAAATTTTGCGCGAGCAAACGAGCCGATTCATTGAGAACCCGATCCTCAACAATAAGTTGAACTTGGTTGGTGATCGTCACAAAGTTTCCGTAGAAAGAAACTTGTGCCTTGATGTCGGTAACGCTTAATGGCGCCCCTGGCGGTGTTTTGCCATCCACTAATGCCACTGGCACTGTGGCTAAACGGCTATAGCGTCTAAACACAACGGTATCACCGTTTTTCTCCGGTAGAATCCGCTTTTGAGCGAATTTGTTATAGATAAGCGTTGGGTATGCCGTCACCAACAAAAGTCGATCGTAGTACTCGCGAACAGCAGGCGGTAATACGCTGGTTGTTGTGATAGTTGACATTAATAAAACCTCATGTGTAATGAATGGCTTTAGGCAATTCCCAGGTTCTGATTGACGACTTTTCTAAATTCGTCATCACTCATCTGTTTGTAATTTTTGGCTTGAGAAATAGGTGTCGTAGACCCCATGCTGGATAAACTTCCCGCTCGTTGGGAGTTTTCAACTATGCGTTGCGCTTCCAGGGACTTTTTAACCTTTTTATGATCGGAGCGATACTGCTCGGAATTTTTTGCCAAATGATAGGCAAGAGCGACATCCTGGGTTTTTTCCAATGAATTTCGCAATGTGGGATTTGCCTTAAGCACTTCTGGTAAATATTTAGTTACAACCTCTGAATAATCCGGATATTTGTGAGACATTTTCAGCTCTTCAACCGACAACTGATAAGAATGCTGGACTTTACCGAGAAGTTTTTTAGCTTCTCCATACGTCATCACATCATCGTCACCCACTCCCTCAAATTCATCTTTTGGAGGAGGAGGTCTATTTTGGTTGGCTTGAATCAAGCTTAAATGATCCTTGATTGTTCGGAGTTCCTCTTGCAACTGCTGACGCTGCTCGCGTTCCGATTTCAGGGCACTCAACGGCACCGTTTGCGCCGGAGAACTTTCCTGCTCGGGAATGGATTGCTGGTTTTCATCAGGAGTTGGAGCAACGGCGTCCTGCTCTATGTTTTCGCCCGTAACGTTTTCATCTGTCATGATTGCCTCGCGTTTTTGAAATGTTCGCCCTTAAGTAGGCGGCACTCAGCGAGTTAGATATGCATTAGGGATAGAAGTCGTTTCTATGACGGCTTCTTTATGTGAATCTCCGCCATATTGACGAAGCGCATCGAAATCAAACGGAACTTGGGGCATATTGATATCCCACTTAACAGTTCCTTTTGCATTATTGACTTCTCCAGTAATCATCCCCACTTGAGGAGACGGTTTGTCGGAGTAGGCTTTGATGTGTTTCATGAGAGTCGGCTTTCCATCGACGCTTTGCTTGGACGGTTTGGCAAAAACCACGATCCAATACACACTTTTTCGGTGCTTATTGGTTTCGATAATTTTTGTAATGTGCTTATTGTCGTCTTCTATGATTGCGTCTCGGGTTTCCCCTGTTGTCTGCATAATTGTCTCGCATTTTTTTTGACTCACTTAACTCGATGAGTTAAATGAAAAGATTTCTGCCAAATTGGTAGAAAATTAGTATTTGTAATTCCAAGCTTCCGAAGGATAGCCTTTAGAACCGCATGAATAGGATTGAACTCGTCCCATATCGTATTTTTCCGCGTTGGACGGAATGCTTTTGACATCCCCCTCTTGCATATTGTCCTTTAGATTAAATCCTCTTCCTCCGGGATTTTTGGCTTTTGCTCCCATCGATTCATCTCGACGAGATTTATAATACTGCATTTTACTGCTTTCTTTTCCTCTGCGCATGCCGAGGCTTTCATCCATCCTGTCTGCGCGTGATTGACCATATGCCATATTTCCTCCTAAGTTAGGTTAGGTTAGGTTTTCTTGTAATTGTTGCTGGACAGGCTGTTGGGTTTGCTGATTTTGTTGAGAGTTAGATTCTCCCACTAATTCATCTCCCAGTTGCTGGCCTTCCGCAGCAATCGCAACATCCTCTTGTTTGATTTCCTTTTCCTGATAGCGGCTCATTTCCTCCATCATTCGAACGATAGAAAGATATTTAACAAGTCTGTTGTCATCCATTTCGGAAAGCTCTTTCATGGCTTTTGCTCTGTCTAATGCAGCCGAAGCCCGGTCGTCCACGGCTTTGGAATTTCTCTCTTCTTCCAATCCGATATTGGCCACGGCACGTGTAAAGCGTTCTTTGCTGAGTGCAATGTCGGAGATGGCTTTTGCTTGGCTTGCTTGACGCTCACTATCCATTTGAGCCATTTGAACTTGTTGGGCTTGCTGAGCTTGTTGTGATTGCTGCTGCTCCATTTGTTGGAGTTGTTGCAGATATTCTGTTTTTCCTTGAATGGGAGCGGCTTTCGCGAGCATCTCTCCAGTAACAGG